ACAAAGATAACTCTTTTTCTATAGAGGCTTGGTGTGCACTTCCAGGATATAACGTAAGCACAACAATAGTTGGAGACACCGCAACAAACACTGGCATATTTTATCAGAACGGCAATATTATATTTAGAGTTGGAGCCAACCAAGTTCAAGCTACAGTATCAAATTCTGAAGTAGTATACGTTGTGGGTATATTCCAGAGCAACATTTTGTCCCTATACATAAACGGATTTATTGCTGATGCCTTGCAAATAGACTCATATAAATTTTCTAATGAAATAGCAACCTTTCAGTCAGGACCCTCTACTGGCAGATTTGTAGTAGACTGTGTAGGATTCTACAGATACGCTTTATCTGGTACCCAGGTATTGGCTCATTATAATGAGGGAACTCAAGAAGTAAATATCTCTCAAATTGTAGCAGCAGACAATGGCTACCTATTCAGTATGAATACAGAGTCACTTAGACCTAAGTTTATTCATTCATATCCAACATCCAAGCCATGGTCTGAAGTAGCAACGGGCGGGATCTCAATATCTGATGATAACTCCTACATATATATACCAGAAACAACTACTGCAGCAACTGCATCATTTACATTCACAGACTATTTCATTGTACCTAACTATTTAAATATCGATACATCTCAAATCCATTGGAGCAATGATGTAAATGGGATTCTTGTAGAGGCAAGTATAGATAACATTGCTTGGAAAACATGTAAAAATGGATCGCCTTTGCCTTATATAAATAAGAACGACAATCAATTCTCACAGATAGTTTATTTAAGGATAACTTTATCCTCTGCAGATACAAGTAAGTATCTTCCAATTCTTCGATCCCTAGAAATAGCTTTCTATACTGGCAAGAACTTCTATAGCGATAATTCAGGATATTATGTATCTTCGGCTTATGACTATTCCCTTCCAAAGTTCAATAGCAAGACCCTTTCTTATAATAAATACAATGGTCTTACTATGTATGACGGTCATGGATTCTCATTGAATTCTATTCCCGCCGTTTCTTGCATAGAGATGATATACACACCTCAATATAATGAGAATGTCCTATTCTCAGGATCTACTAAAAAGTACGAGTGGAATCCTGCGGGGGCAATAACAAAGACAGGCATAGCCTCAATTTATGTCAATGGCATAGATAGGACGGCGGAAACAAATGTCTGGAACTTCCTAGTAGTAGATACACCACATCATATTGTAATTAATCTAACATCATCTGATACAAGCATCAAATTTAATCAGAATCAAAATGATACAAAGTCTGGCATAGGGCATATGTATAATAACGTAGCCGTATATGAGAGTGCCCTCTCGACAAATACTATAGCGAACCACTATTTGCTATATACAGGAAATACGATAAATCAGATCAACGACACATCATTTTCACTAATAGAGTCATCCTCTGGTGACGATTCCACCCCGTTCTTTCTAACAGTGGTAGAGCCAGAGTCAGTTAGCCTTTAATTGTGTCCAACCAGTGTGCAAACTCTGGACTTTGACACGAAATAATGGTATGATTTAGTTCTATGGATATGAGTAAAGCTAAATATAAAGTTAATGACGAAGAGTCAATTCTAGGTATATATGTCTGGGAGATGCCAGACGGCAGATGGATTGGAGATGACGATGGCAACTTTCTTTCGGTCACGTCCAAAAAAGGCAATAGATCCAACATCGATGCTTTGGCTAGAGAAGTTCGCTCATTCGGTATATATGAAGGCGGGCCTAAATTTCTTTCAGCAAGACGCAAAATTGATGACGAAGAATTTGAGCACCAACAGCAAAGACTCAACTGGGGACTAATCCCTGATCCATATGATATTGGTAACTATAAGGACGAAATGAAGAAACTAGGTGGTTTAAGATGACAGTAGAATTTCTTAACGAAAACAACTCAGAAAACATTATTGATATATCAAATACAGCAGACTGGTTCTCTTTCAAGAAAGATGAAAAGAGCAATGACCCATTTGCAGTAAACCTTGAAGAGCTAAAAAAGGTCAGAGGTCTAGGATCTGCATTTAAGCGTAGAATTAATAGAGAGTTCTCAAAGTCATTTACTGGCATTGAAGAAACGGGAACACAGCAAAACCTACTTGCACAAGCAATTAGTGGATATGCTATGTTTGACCTTATTGAGCCTCCATATAACCAAGAGTATCTTTCAAAGGTGTATGAGATTTCAACATATAATTATGCGGCAATTAACGCAAAGGTTGCAAACATTGTTGGGCTCGGATATGACTTTGTTGATACAAAGAAAACTAATGATGCCTTTGATGCAATCACAGATGACAAGCAGTTAGAGAGAGCCCGTAGAAAGTTGAATAAGCTTCGTCAGGACCTACACGCCTGGCTAGATACAACAAACTCTGAAGATACATTTACACAGACTTTGATTAAGGTTTACACAGACCTAGAAGCAACAGGAAATGGTTACCTTGAAGTAGGCAGAACAACAGGCGGAAACATTGGATATATTGGACACATCCCCGCAAAGACAATGCGTGTTCGTAGACTAAGAGATGGCTTTATTCAATTGCTATACGGCAAGGCTGTATTCTTTAATAACTTCGGAGATACTGAAACAGAGAATCCAATTGCTGGGCAAGAAGATCGCCCAAATGAGATTATTCATTTTAAGAAGTATACTCCGATGAATAACTATTATGGTATCCCAGATATTATTGCTGCACAGGTAGCACTCGCAGGTAATGAATTATCTGGTCGATATAACCTAGACTACTTTGAAAACAAAGCGGTCCCAAGATATATTATTACAGTAAAGGGAGCAAAGCTTTCTCCAGAGTCAGAGCGTAAATTGCTTGAGTTTTTCCAAGTTGGATTAAAGGGAAAGAACCACAGATCTTTATATGTTCCGCTTCCAGCAGATAGCCCAGACTCAAAGGTTGAATTTAAAATGGAGCCAATTGAGGCGGGAAGCCAAGAGGGTTCATTTGAGAAGTATCGTAAATCAAATAGAGACGAAATCCTATTAGCCCACCGTGTGCCAATTAATAAAATTGGAACTCCAGAGGGTGTAAATTTAGCGGTTGCCCGTGATGCAGACAAGACATTTAAAGAGCAAGTTTGCCGTCCAGCCCAGATGACACTTGAAAAGAAAATAAATGCAATATTTGAAGAAAAGACTGATGCCCTAACTTTGAAGTTTAATGAATTGACTTTGACCGATGAGGATACCCAGTCTAAAATTGATGAAAGATATTTGCGTATGCAGGTAATTACCCCTAATGAAGTTAGAATTAGAAAGGGTATGATTCCACTTGATGGCGGAGACGACATGGTCGATTTAAAAGGACAAGACGCCGCAGAGCAAAGAGCTCAAGCAGGAAATACAAGACAAAGATCTCAAGACCGTCAGGCAGCCGCCCCCGATGTTGATGGGGAAGGCAGAAATGCTAAAGGCGACGGAAGACAGGTTGACTAAGTCCACTCAACTGTTATTTGCTTTATAGTCTATAACACTATAAAATTAAGCATATGAACATTGAAAAGTCTTTATGGACCAGTAACGGCAACGTTATTAATTTGTCGGTTCCTTTTACTAAAGTTAACCGTGAAAAGAGAACCGTATCTGGATTCGCAACCCTAGACAATGTTGATCAGACTGGTGATGTTGTAACAGCAGAATCAAGTCTCAAGGCATTCGAAAATTTCCGTGGGAATATTCGTGAGATGCACGGATCAAATGCGGTAGGAAAGATGGTTTCTTTTAAGCCAGAAACTTTCTACGACCCAAAGTCAAAAGAGTTCTTCAATGGAGTGTATGTCGATGCATACATCTCAAAGGGCGCACAAGACACCTGGGAGAAAGTTTTAGACGGAACTCTATCTGGATTCTCAATCGGCGGAAAGATTCTTGAGTCAGACAATGAAGTTAACAAGGCGAGTGGCAAGACCGTAAGATTTATCAAGAACTATGAACTAATTGAACTTTCTATTGTTGATTCACCAGCAAATGAACTTTGTAACATTCTTTCTATCCAGAAGGTCAATGGACAATACATTGCAAAGGGAATTGCAGTAGGAGTAGTAACCGAAAACATATTTTACTGTGCAGACAGTGATTCTGTTTTTATCTCAACAGATAAAACATATGACTCTCCAGTATCTGGAAAGCCAGCAGAGTTAATCGGATGGGTTGAAAGCTCAGATGTTAACAAAGCAAAAGAGATAGATAAGATTCTTGATGCATACAAGCATTCAAGATTTACGTTGCCTGAAACACAAACAATTGCAAAACAGGCAAACGCAGAAGGAGGTAATGAAATGTCAGATAATACAGAAAACGTAGTTGTCGAAGATGTTGCAGTAGAGGCACCAGCCGAAGCAGAAACAACAGAAGCAGCCGTTGAAGATACAGCAGTTGTTGCAGAAGATGCAACTCCAGCTGAAGCTCCTGCAGATGCAGTAGCAGAAGACGTTCCTGCCGAGACTCTGGAAAAAGCAGCCGAAGTATCAGAAGATAAGGTTGATGAACCTGATTTTGCGAAGATGTTAGGCGATCTAAAAGGCTTTTTCTCAGAAACTCTAAACAAGGCATCTGAAGCAAATGCAGCACAAGTAACAACAATCCAAGAGACTGTTGAAACTTTCAGCAAGAGCGTAGATGCTAGAATTTCAGAGTTGGCAGAACAACACACAGCACTTTCAAGCGCTGTAAATAACATCAAGAACACGATTGATGGTGTACAAAAGCGTGTCGACGCAGTAGAATCAGAGACTGCAATCAAGAAGTCTTCAGATCTTGGCCGATCAGAAGAAGTAACAATCAAAAAATCTAAATGGAACGGTTCTTTCCTCGGTTCCGTAAACGAAATATTCAACTAAGGTAGGTATAAAATAATGAGCAATGAAACATTAGAAAAAGCAGTTGCAGCTGGAACTACAGCTACAGGCACATTTGCCTCAACAACTGGTGGAACAGGAACACACCGTGCATCAGAAGCTGGTAACGGTGGACTTCTTAACCCAGAACAATCAGCTCGCTTCCTTGACTATATGTTCGACGCAACCGTAATCGGTAAGGTCGCACGTACAGTTCGTATGAAGTCAGACACAGCCGAGATTGACCGTATGTCCGTTGGTGAGAAGCTTATGAAGCTTGCAACTGAGGCAGACGATACAGCATCTAACAATGCAGTAACTTTCTCAAAAATCTCTTTGACAACAAAGAAACTCCGCATGGACTGGGAGCTTTCAACAGAGTCTCTAGAAGACAACATCGAAGGTGCAGATCTAGAAGATCACATTGCACGTTTGATGGCAACACAGGCAGGTAACGACATTGAAGATGTAATCCTCAATGGAAATACTTCCCTAACAGGAGACGCTCTTTACAAGTCATTCGATGGCGTTGTAAAGAAGGCAAAGGCATCAGGTCGTGTCGTAGACGCAGCTGGAGCCGCAGTATCACGTGAAGTATTCAACAAGGCACTTAAGGCTATGCCACGTAAGTACAAGCAACGTCGTGGAGACCTTCGCTTCCTTGCTGGATCAAACTTGATTCAGGATTTCCTATATGCTAACAGCATTGGAACAAACCAGACAATTCCACAGGACATCGCTTCAAGCGTTATCCGTGGCGGAGTCGCACCACTAGGTGGACCAGCAGGATATGTGGCACCATTCGCATTCGGTATTCCGATTGTTGAAGTACCACTTCTTAACGAGACACAGACTGGTGATTACACAACACCATCAGGATCACACGGAGACATTCACTTGTCATTCCCAAATAACGTAGTTATCGGAGTTAAGCGTGACGTAACAGTCTACCGCTTCTTCTGGCCACGTAAGGACTCAATCGAGTACACAATGTATACTCGTGTTGGCGTCCAGATCGAACAAGCTGACGCTTGGGTCGTTGTAAAGAACGTTAAGGTTGCTTCTTAATTAATTTAAGATAAAACCCTCGAAAGGCCCCCAATTAATTTTGGGGGCTTTTCATTTTAATTTATCAATGCTATAATTGAATAACCTAACAAAGGAGATAATATGTCATTCGAGACATTGAAAGTAGCAGAACTCAGAAAAATTGCAGAGGACTTTGCAGTTGATACTGATGGTATTAAGAGTAAGGCAGATATCGTTGCCGCCCTTGCAGAAGAGGGAGTCACATGGTCTGTTTATCAAAAGACTATTAAGGACATCGAAGATTCGACAGATGAATTCAGCGAGAACGCAGAAGAGATTCTTCCAAGATTTGATCCAAATGCTCAGCCAGAAGACACAGTGCTAGTTAGAATGACTAGAGAAAACTTCAGGTATGATATTAATGGATTTACATTTACAAGAGAGCACCCGTTTATTGCAATGACAGAAGACAATGCTCAAGAAATTTTTGATAAGGAGGAGGGCTTCAGATTAGCAACTCCAAAGGAAGTTCAGGAGTATTACAACTAATCTAAGCCTATAACATGGCAGAGATATACGTAAACAGCAACTCACCAATTAGAACAAAGATCTATTGGGAGGGTGAACTAATAACACCTTCTAGCGTTGTAACAGCAAAGATTTATGACGTAACAAAAGATCCAACCAATGTCATACTACCGACAACTATATTGTCAACGATTAATGCAACGGCGGTAGAGACAGATATTGGTACCTATCAAATAGTGTTGCCATTTTCGTATTCGTCATATCCTAGAAACTTTAAGATTGTATGGCAGTATACAGTTTCAGGCGGGGCAGTAGGAACACATACCACATATGCTAATGTAGTATCTCCTTATATCAATATCAATGAACAGATAGATGATTTGAACTTTGGGGCAGACCCAAGCGATCCAAATTATAAGACATACGGAGATCTACAGGCAGCAGAAAGATATGCAAGAAAGATAGTAGAAGATTTTACAAATCAAGACTTTTATCTATACTCAGGAGAAGAATCAATCTATGGAGATGATTCAGACACACTCCCTCTTCCAGCTAAACTAAACAAGATATATAAGATCTACTCTAATGATATATTGCTAGTGGACAATCTTGCTACTCCTAAAGTCAATAACTGGTTGTACGATCCAATTGTTTCAGAGACTGGATTCGGGGTAAGAGTAAACAGAACTAACCTATTGGATAATACGGTATATGTTGCAAATGGTTTAGTTCCGCCATCAATTAATGATACATTTAACGGTGTATTTTCTAAAAATATTAAGTACAAGATAGTAGGACAATTTGGATGGGAATCTGTTCCAGATAAGGTCCAGCTTGCTACAGTTGAACTGATGAAAGATTACTTCTCAAAGGACAAGGTCTGGAGAAATAAGTATATCAAATCAATCAAGACATTTGACTGGAGCTTTGAGTATAATGCATCGGCATCAAAGGGAACTGGCAATCTATATGTAGACCAGCTTCTTAATCCGTATGTTATTACTCAAATGGTTCTGATCTAATGTATGCCATTATTGATTCAGTCTTTCCTATGCTTATGGATGTCTATAAACAATTCGATACACAGGATGAGTCGACAGGGGCTTTAAAAAAAGAGTGGCAGTTTACTAGAACAGTACCATGCAGTGCTAAAGGTACAGTAAGCAACTCATCTTCAAGAACGGCTGGAGACAAGCAAGTCTTTTCTAATAAGTATTTAAATGATCAGGTACTACAAGTAAGAACTGCAACAAAGGTTACCTTTAGAGAAAAGATTACAAACATCAGAAATCTAGATGGCACCGTAATATGGGAAGAAATTAACTTTCCAAATAACACTCCGACAGTATTTGAAGTAATGGGTGTTGTTCCAATGACAGAACCACTAGGTGGAATTGTTGGATATAACGCCACTATAAAAAGATCGGAGAGTCAGGTAATTGGACAGTAGCGTAGCATTACTGCAAGCATCTAGCGGTCTAGAAAGATTGATGGCTGGATCAGTTCCAGGAGTAATCAAGGACAGCACAGTAGCCCAGATATCAGCATTCCTATACTATGAAGCTGCAGTCCTTTCTAAGCTGACATCAAATGCCGAATTTAAAAACTTATTTAAAACAACCATATTTAATCAAATAGAAAAAGACTTCGGTCAGTATGTAGATGCTCAGGCAAGAACAAAGCCTAAAAGCCTTCACCACGTATATGAATGGAATAAGACAGGTAATCCCTCATTTAGATTATTTGATTTATATCTAATAGACACGGGCGGACTTTCATTTAGAATAGGTCGTGACTTTAAGTTATCTAAATCAGCAGTTCCTTCTAAGAACAAAAAGCAAAAAAGAAAATATGTATTTAGTAATAAGGCTACCGTGATGGAGGAGGGAATGCCCGTAGTAATTCGCCCAAAGTCAGCAGAGCGCTTAGTATTTGAATTAGATGGTGCAACAGTCTTTATGCCTAAAGGAACCTCTGTGACCGTCAAGAGGCCTGGAGGCAGGGCGGCAACAAATCAGTTTGCTCTCACATATGGTAGATTTTTTGGCGGGCAACTAGTAAACTCTTCAATACGTTCATCTGGATTCCAAAGAATCTTCAATGCTAAGATAGCTAAAGCCCTAAATGTCCCAATTAATATTAAAAAGGTGCAGTATAGCTTCAGTGCTGGTAAAATAAGAATGCAGGCGGACGCAGCATTAAGTTCATCATTTGGAGGCTCACTATGACAGTAGATTATAAGATAGACGCAATGTTCGAGCTTCGCAAGTTCCTATGGACACAATTAAAGTCGACGGGAATGTTTAATCAGAACGATTATTACTCAGACAACCTTGGAACAGAGATAATTCCTATTGTTCCAGTCCAGCAATTGCCAGAAATGGATCAATTCCTAAACGGCAAGAAGCACATCGTGTATGACAAAATTGGTTTATCCTATGAGGAGAACTGGCTAATATGCTGTGAGAAGGTTTTGTTCACCATTTATTCAACAGATGTAACAGAAATCTATGAGATGAGAAACCTCATGACAGACCTTTTCAGAAGAATGGACGAATCTGCAAAGGATGTCAATTCCTTAAAGACCACAAATAAATTAATTTTCCACAGCATTCATATTACAGAAACCTCTCCAATTGAGCCATCTCAAGAACTTCAGGGGTTCCTGTCAGCAGACGTAATACTAGAGGTCAAATACTCTAGAGTCACCGATAGGCTAGGCCGATTTGCCTAGTTGCTTTTAAAGGCTTAATCCAGTAAAATTGGACATAAGAGGAAATGAGCCTAGCCAGCTTGATTTAAAGTAAGTCAATATATATATATTTATTTAATGGAGGTTATACAACATGGCACAAAACACAGGTAATGCTAGAAACATTCTTGTTGGTGCGTCACCACTATTTTTGTCAGTAGAAGATTCTACTACATCAGGTTACGTAGAAAACATGGTTCCAGGAACAGCTATCACAGGCGCTGCTGGACGTAATAAGACAGTCCCAGCATTTAAGAATGGAACATCAGCTACACCAGGACCATACGTTGCAGGAGAGTCATACACAGCAACTCTTAACGCAGTAGATGCAACCACAGGTTCAGCAGTTGCACCAGCAACTCTTGCAAACTCAGGAGCTGCATACCGCAACGTCGGATTTACAAACAACGGTCTTCAAATTACTTACAACCCATCATACGGTTCAGTAACAGTAGATCAGCTTCTTGATACAGCTAAGCTGTTCAAGGAGACAATGGAAGTTATGATTGCAACAGAAATGGCAGAAGGAACTCTTGAGAACGTTCTTGCCGTATTTGGTCAGTCACAAGCAACTCTTACTGAAAACGGTAAGAAGCTAGGTCTTGCAGCAGGTGCACTAGGAGAAGCTCCAGTTGAGCGTCAGCTAGTTGCAATTGGACAGGCTCCAACAACTGCAGAATCATCAAAGACTGAGCGTGTATATTATGCACGTCGTGTTCTTTCTGTACAACAGTCACAGTTCTCTTTGGCTCGTAACGCAGCATCAACATTCCCAGTAACATTCCGTTTGCTTCCATCAGGAGCATCAGCAGACGCAGGCGCAGAATACGGTACAATCGTAGACCGCACCTGGCTATAATTAATATTAATTAATTAATAAAATTCCCCTCAAGAAATTGGGGGGTTTTTTATTGCCCTTATATTGTCAATATGATACAATAATTAAGACTAGATCCTAGGAGGATTAAATGGCAACAACAGTATACGATGTTGAAGAAATTCAGCTACAAAATGGCGCAACCGTTAAACTTAAGCCTTTAACAATTAAAGAGCTTCGCAAGTTTATGAAAGTCATTCAGAAGACACAAGAAGTAACATCAGAAGACGAAACACTCACGATTCTTATCGAAGCATGTGCAGTAGCCCTAGAAAAGCAATTGCCTGAGCTCGTAAAGGATAAAGACGCATTTGAAGATACACTTGACGTTCCAACAATCAACCGCATTCTTGAGATCTGCGGAGGAATTAAGATGGACGACCCAAACCTACTAGCGGCAGCAGTACTGGCTGGTCAGAACTAGATCTAGCCGCTTTAGAAGGGGAAGTATTTCTTTTAGGTAATTGGAAAAATTACGAAGAACTAGAAGATAATCTTTCAATGCCAGAGATGGTCCAGACTTTTAAGTCAATGCAAAAAACGGAATCAGAGAAAAGAAAGTTCTTAGCTTCGATTCAAGGTGTTGAGTTAAATGAAAGCAGTAACCAAAATAAGGAGGAGTCGTCTTTCGAAGATGTTAGAAGAAAAGCACTTGGAATCAACGCATCAGCAGATGATATTGTTGGACTACAAGGAGCATTTGCCAGCGAAGCTGGATTCGGCATTGGAGCAGGATTAGGATACTCTATAGAGTAACATATACATATGGCAGATAATTTAATCACCACCAATATTACCGCCAACGCAGACTTTACGGGCTTAAGAACCCAACTGGCTGCGACTACTGCCCAACTCTTAAAGTTACAAGAAGTTACAGCGGGAACTAACGCTAAGCTTGCAAATCAAATTGCAGTAATGAATAAGGCGTTTGCAACAACGCTTACATCAACAGGCCAGTTCTCGCAACACTTCGTATCCCTCACTTCAGATGTAGAAAAGTTTGGCAAAAATTTAGACAGAGGCAGACTAAAGCTAAATGACTACTACAACACATGGAGCGGGCATACAAAGAGGACTAGCAATCTAGTTAGAGACCTTGCAAAACAGCAAGTAATGCTTGAGCAAGCAATTATTCAACCTGTAGGTAAAAACGCACAGGGCTTGATGCAGTATAACGTAATGGTTGCAAAGGGTCTAGACGAAGTAAAGAATAAGACAGCAATAGCAAGACAAGAGCTTGCCATCATGAACAAAGTGATGAATGATGGAGCAACGAGTCTTATTAACTGGGGTAAGAATACTCAGTGGGCAGGTCGTCAGTTAACAGTAGGATTAACCGTACCACTAGCAGCATTCGGTATGGCTGCACAAAAAGCTTTTAGAGAAGCTGATCAAGAGTTAGTCAGACTGCAAAAGGTTTACGGTGGGCTATCTTCAGTATCTGCAGTAGAGCTTGCAAAAGTAAGAAAAGATGTTTCAGAAACAGCAAGAGAAATTGCGGGAGCATACGGCATTGCATATAAAGATACAATCGGACTTGCCGCAGATTTAGCTGCAACTGGACAACAGGGACAAGCACTACTTGAAGCAACAAAAGAAACTTCTAGACTTGCGATCCTTGGAGAAGTAGATAGACAAGAGGCCATGAAGGCAACTCTTGCTATTCAGAATGCATTTAAGTCAAGCACTGAAGAACTTACACAGTCTATTGACTTCCTTAACGCAGTTGAAAACCAAACCTCAACAAGCCTAGCAGATTTAGTTGAAGCAATTCCTAAAGCAGGCCCAGTCGTAAAGTCTCTTGGAGGAGACGTAAAAGATTTAGCATTGTATTTAACTGCAATGAAAGAAGGCGGAGTAAACGCATCAGAAGGTGCTAACGCAATTAAGTCAGCAATGGCTTCTCTTATCAACCCAACAAAGGTTGCTAAAGAAATGTTTAATGGCTTTGGAATAGATATTGATCAGATTGTAACATCTAACGCAGGCAACCTAACTGCGACAATTATGGATCTTCAATCAGCCCTAGACAACTTAGACCCACTAAGCAAATCAAGAGCAATTGAGCAGCTATTCGGTAAATTCCAGTATGCAAGAATGTCCGCTCTATTTGCAAACTTAGGAAAAGAAGGATCCCAGACGCTTCAGGTAATGGATTTGATGAAGTCAAGCGCAACGGATCTTGCAAATATTTCAGCCCGAGAATTAGGTATGTTGACAGAGTCAGCATCTGGTAAATTTAAGAGAGCTCTTGCTTCAGTTCAAGCAGATCTTGCATCAGTAGGAAATCAATTTTTAACAATTAGCACAAAGGTTTTGGAAGTGGTAGATGGAATTATTAAGTTCTTCCAGAAGCTTCCACAGCCAGTAAAGACATTCCTAAATGTACTAGGAGGAATAACCGCAGTATCTGGACCAATTATTATGTTGGCTGGTGTTATGGGCAACTTTATTGGATATGTCATCAAGGGAATATTTCACCTAAGACAGCTAGTAAAAGGCGGACAAGGATTTAAATTACTTACTCCAGAAATTATGGCAGCAGATGCTGCAGCTAAAGGTCTTGCTACATCATTCTACTCGGATACAGAAGCAACTGTTGTATTAACAAATGCAATAAATACTCTTGCCGCATCATTTGATACTCTTGAAATAAAGGCTAACTCTGCAAAGGTTGCAGTACAGCCAGGAATCTCAACACTTGCAGGCGGAGTAATTGCAGCTGGAACTCCAGGCGGACAAAGGTATGTTGATAAGAATAACCCACTAGTTGGCGAAGCATACACAAGAGATATGTCTCATATGATTCCAGCTCAGACACAACAGCCAGGAACTATATTTGGAACAGTGCCAGGAGCGTCTCCAGTAAATATTAGAATTGGTAAAAATCCACAGGCTTACATGAATCAAGATCTTCCAAAGATTCCAGGTGTTACATCTGTAAATGGAATATCAACAGGTGTTGTTGCACAAGAAGCAGCAAAGTGGCATGCAATGACAGCGGCAATTGCAATGCAATCGGAAGCAGAAATTAAAGTATTAAAGGCTGAGGTCATGGCAACAGGCACAATTACCTCTGGACTATCAGATTCATATCAAGCATTGCTACCACAATTTTCTGAAATTACTCAAATGGCCGCATTAGAAACCGAAGCAATTGTTAAGCAGCTTCAGGCAAGCAAGATAACAGTAGATCAAGCAAGAGCAAAAGTAATACAGCTAAATGCAACAGTTGAGGCAATGCTTGCCGAAACGACAGCAATGACCGCAACGTCAATGGGAAGAACAGCAAACTTAACTACAGTACCACTTACATCTCAACCAGTAGTTGATCCAGTCAGCGGTAAGTCAAATATGAAAGAAATGTTCCACAAAGGCTCAACAAAAACCCTTGTAGATAGAATTGCAAGAGCACTTGGTGGAGTAAGAACTTCAGGCGCAGGATATAATATTCAAACAACAAAGCCTAAGTTTGCTCGGGGTGGCATTGTTCCTGGTACAGGCAACACAGACACATACCACACAACAGCAGAACCAGGCGCATTCGTAATTAATAAAAAATCTACAGAACAAAATATGCCAACAATTAGTAAGCTACTTGGAGGCACCCCAACATTTAGAAATGCTGGGGGAGCGGTACCAGTTGTTCTAACTCCTGGAGAAGCGGTTATTCCAGCAAATATTGCTCAACGTGACCCAGGGTTAATGCTTCAATTAAATGGCGGGCCAGGCAATACCTCGGGCATGGGAAGATTTGATGGCGGCAAAATAAGAGCACAAGCAGAGCGAAATATAAGAATGGCATCTGCATATGCTTCAAGGCTATATGTTCCAAAAAACTTTTTAGAAGATAATCAAGTAAGACATGTTATGCATGATGCAGCAGTCCTTAATAGCTTAGGTATGTCAGAAGTTGAATCTGTTCGTACTGCAAAAAAACTATACGACGAAGCAAGACAGTATTCCTATGATCCTAAAACAGATACTATTAATGATGACAGAATGCGTGAAATAAAAGAAAAGCAAACAAGAGAGCTAGATAAAAAAATAGGCGGAGGGCTTATAAAAGCACCATTAAGAAGTGGCAGTGGAAAAATGCAGCCTACTCCAGTAGCTAAAAGAGACTCAGCTGTTCATCCATCACCATCTTTGCTTTCCACATTAACAAAAATGGGATTTGCAAATGCAGGAGAAGTTAAAAGATTACAAATGGAATTATTTGGTAGATCCGCATGGGATGACAAAATTCAAAAGTGGGTTCCAAACACGCATGGCTATGCTACAGAGCATGACAGAGTCATGGCACAGAATACATTAAGCACTAAAGGTAATTTTGGTCAAGCACAAGCAGGAAATGATGAAATAAATAAATGGACAAACACTTTTTCAAGACTAACACAAGGAAGCGACAATCCTTTTGAAGACAGATTACCACAAACTGAAACAGAAAGACGAATGGCTATTGATACAATAGGAAAAGTTTTAGGTTTAGGAACTGGTCCTGGAACTGAAGAAAGAATTATTAAAGCTCCTTTAAGATTAAAGCATAACTTCGGAATAACAAAAGTATTTATGGATTTCTTAAAATCTAAAAAAGGTAGAAAGCTAAATGCTGGAGGAATGGTACCAGGACAGTTTGCACAAAAACTATTCCGTGGCGGCAAAGCCCTGTTCTTGGGAATGCCTAGAACTATTAAGCAAGTAGAGGCTCAAAGAGCAGCAAAAGCTGCAATGGAAAAGGCAAATCAAGCAGTCAAAGATTCTAGATTTAGCAAGACTCCAGTAACTGATTATGATGGATTACTAGAGCCAACATCGGGAAGAAGTTTCCCTGTTGCTGGAATCGGTGGAATTTATAATAAGGGCGGAGATAAAGTTTTTGTTAAGCCAGTACTAGATGAGAAAGCGGCACTTGCTGAATTAAGAGCAACAGAGATTGCTCGTGACGTACATGGACTACAGACTCCTAACCAGAGAGTTGTTGTGATGAGAGACCCAACAGATCCAACGGGATCCAGAACGCTTCTTGCCTTGGAGTCAAAGTATAATCCAGCTATAGCAAATCAAGATGGCAAGTTTACATCCGATCAATACTTCAGACAACTAGTAGCGTCAGCATTGCGTGGAGATAAAGATCTAGGTAGAGGAAATCTATCAGGCAATATCCTTGCAGATGTAGGACCAGCAGGTGTGTTTGGGGCAGCTTCTGGACCAAGAGATTACTCTGCAACAATGCCTTCATTTAAACACCAAGCAATGGTTAACTTAATGGGAGTAAAGGGAAGCGGAGCAAAGAAATTCTTTGCTGAGTCAACTGCAGGTATTCCAAAGGGTATGACAGCAGATCAATACAATGATCGTATGCTTCAAGAGATTAATGAGGCTTTGCCTAAGCTAAAACAAACAATAAGTAGATTCGATTTAAACTCAGAAGAGAAGGTTGTTTATAATGCAATGATTCAAAGACTCTCTGACGCAAGAAGACAAACATATGGAGATTTGCACGGAGTTCATTCATCATTAAAGATGTCTCCAGAAAAAACAATGACTCCAGCAGCTATTGCTAAAATGATTGCAGCAGATGAATTAAAGCGCAGACAAAAGGGTCATTCTGTTAGCCTATCGGATAACGCATTCAAAACTGCAGAAAATGGATTTAATATTGGCGGAATGATTGGTAATGTTCTTAAGGGTAGAGCAATGCATAGAATTGGCGCAGGGTTTGGCCCAACAGGAGCACCTAAGCCTAGTATGTATGAGTCTGCTCCATGGGGTGTAAACTCTCTATCTATTAAGATGGCTGAAACATTATTTGCTAGCACGGGATTAAGAAAGAATACTCAAAAGTTATTCTATGATAAGTTTGCTGCAGCTCTTGCAAAAGAAAAACCTTACGGTTATGTTAAAGATGCACAGGGGTCTTTAAAGAATGCTCTTGAGCCAGAAGTATTGGATTCGGTTATAAGATCTGCTGCTTCGGATCTTATAGGAGATAGAGCTGTCTTATCTCAATTATCACCAATTGATAAAGACATACTAAGAAAGAAATTTTTAAATTGGGAATCTAAAAAAGATACACCACTTACAGACTCTTTAAAGAAAGTTATATTTGGTTTAGAAAAAAGAGAAATGGGCGGACCAGTTAATGCTGGACAGCCATACGTTGTGGGAGAAAAAGGCCCAGAAGTTTTTGTTCCTAGAAACGCTGGAGGTATTATTCCAAATAGATCGACAATGGCTCAAGGATATAATATAGGCGGAATGATTGCCCCTATGCTTGCAGCACTTGTTGCACAACTTCTTGGCGGTAAGATTGGTGGAATGGGAGGAACAGCACTATCTACTTTAGGTGGAATTATTCCATTTATGATGATGGGCGGCGGTGGCGGGAAGCAAAGGCCAGAAGGATTTACATATTCAGGTGCAGTTTCTGACAGAAAGACTGGACCAGTAACATCAAGAATGGGCGGACTTGGAAATACATTAGCACAATCACTTCCAGGTGCGGGTAAAGCAGCATTACAAGCGGACAAGCTAGCAGCTAGCGGTTCTAAACTTGCACCAATGCTTGGAAGAGTAGCATTAATGGCAACTAGGGCAAATCTTGTAGTTGCAGGACTTTCTACAACTATTGCTTTGGGCATTAAGAGAATGAGAGACCATAACGAGCATTTAAGAATTGGAGCAACACGTTATGGCCTTACAGCAGAAGCTGCTCAAAAGGCAGGACTTAAGTTTACTGATTATAACTCTAAGCTTGCTGATACAGTTAAAAATATAGAAGCCATACGAGAAAGAAACCAAATGCTTTTTGAAAGCA